TACTGGGCGAGGCAGCAGGTGCCAGCCTTGGCGAAGCTGGGCGTAGTGAATTGACAGACTACTATGATTACATTAAGAGCCAGCAGCTTCTTACCCTTCAAGCTCCTATCACGCGATTAACTGAAATCATGTTTAACCAGATCGAGCTGGATATCACAGAGCCCGAGGCTTGGTCATTCACCTTTGATCCACTCTATCAGCAAGACCAGAAGGCGCTTATAGAGACACGAAAGATACAAGCGGATATTGATAACATCTATATGACGCAGGGTGTCTATGACAGTTTCGAAGTAGCCGAAAACCGATTCGGATCGGGAGAGTTCAGTTATGAAACCAGCCTGGACATGGAAGAGAAGGAAGCGGCCAAAGAGGCTGAAGTAGATCCGGGACCACCTGCGACGCCACCTGTCATGCAAACGGAAGAAGAGCCAGAAGATGATTAAGACTCGGCGTCAATTTTATCAATCTGTAAACATAACGGTGGAAGATGGCAAAGCGAGCAACACGCAGGCGAAAACTGCAGCAACCATTACGGTTAGGTCAGAGTCAGCGAAAAAGCTCAAAGCGGTTTCGTCGATACGAAAACGAAGTGGACAGGGTCAGCCTGCGGATAATGGAAACATTCCGAAAGAACGTGATAGCGCTAGTGATTCCAAGGATAAACATGCTGGAAGAATCGCAGAGAAATGAGAGGTTCATAGCTAATGATGTCAATGAAGAGCTGGACCTTGATGCGCTGATACAGTTTGCTGCTACTCTAACCTTCAACCAGTTCACAGAGGTTGAGCTTACGGGATTGCTTGGGCCTATCTATGAGCGCATGGGTGCCCAATATGCGGCAACGATTGCCAAGGATCTAGTGCGCGTGGCCCCTGATGTGCTCAATGCTCCACAGGTACAAAGCACACTCAAAGCCACCATGGCCAAGTCAACCAATGCCACGGTGCAAGTATTGCTGGAAACTCAGCCGATCCTTATTGCCAACACCCAGAAGGTAATCGCAGAAGGCGTACAGACAGGGAAGCGATGGGAAACCATTGCCAAGGAGCTGCAGGGTAGCATCGAAGGCGATGCATACCGAACAGCAGTAAACAGAGCCAAGTTTGTGGCCCGCAATGAAGTAACCACGGCGCTTGGTGAAATCAATAGAACCCAGCAGGAAGCTGCAGGTGTCGAGCTATATGTCTGGGAAACTGCGGACGACGAAAGGGTACGCGATACCCATCGGGCTATGGATGGCAAAATATTCACCTGGGAAGGCACAGCAACCGAGAACGGTATCACCTATGTGCCAGCTAGTGACGCTAATTTCAACGGGGGTGCCCCAACGATACCGGGTGAGCCATGGAATTGCAGGTGTGTCGGTATTGCATATGTACCTGAATTGGACGACCCCTAAGAACCCTTGACATAGCAGCTTGTATATTAGGGGTTGCATACTGTATTATTATCCACAATCAAACTCAATGGGTGAAGCTCTAATGAGAAACTTAGATTACATAGTGCTCGATGACGACAGTTTAGAAGTTGATGAGGCCACGGGATTCCTAAAGATCATGGCCAATCTGACACGGACAGGAATCTTCACTTACTTCGAGAGTAAGCCAGACGGTACCGTGAGAATGATTCGGCAGCTCAGGGAACCTGATGAGGTTTTTAGCGATCCGACTATGGCAAGCCTAGTTGGCTTACCTGCTACCAATAACCATCCCTCCGAGATGGTGAGCCCAGAAAACTCTAAAGACTTCGTTGTGGGTATGACTTCAGACACACCTAAGCGGATACTTCTTCCTGTCAGCAATGGCGATAGAGAGGAGGAGTACGTCCAGCAACGGGTCAGCTTCTTTGATAAAGACACCATCAAAGAAATCATGGACGGCAAGAAACGGGAGATGTCATTAGGCTATACCTGCTTTCTCGATGAGACACCCGGCGTATGGCAAGACCAGCCTTACGATTGCGTCCAGCGTGAAATCAGATATAATCATCTTGCATTAGTGGCACGAGGTAGAGCTGGGCCATTGGCTCGGGTACTCACTGATTCTAAGGATAAGCCTAAGCTACATATGGTTTGCGACGGGTTGCAGTTAAACATTCTAAAGGAAGAGAAAGCTATGAAAGTATTTCTAATCGACGGCAAAGAGTTTAGCGTGGAAGATGAGCTACATTTGGCCCTTACTAAGGCTGTTAAAAAGGTCAAGGACGAAGAGCACGAAGAAAAGAAAGAGGACGTGGATTGCGATTGCGATGCTCTGCTTAAAGAGATCGAAACTCTGAAAGCCAAGACCGACGAGTTTAAAGGCAAAGCAGAAGAGAACGCGGACGCCCTGGCAAATGAGAAATTCAACAAGGCAGTAGCTTCCCGAGTCGATTTAATCGGCAAGGCTAAAGTAGCTCTTCCAGAAACTAACTTCGACGCAATGAGCGACATCGAAGTGAAGAAGGCAGTAGTTAAGAAGCTGCGACCGGAAACCAACTTCGATAAGCAGTCGGATGACTATATCGCGGCTCGATTTGACATTGCTTTGGAAGATCAGACCCGACAGCCCAAGGGCAAGAAAACAATGGGCGATTCAGTTAAGGCGACAAACCTTGACTATGAGCAATTGAGAACTAAGAAGTTCGCAGATCAGAAGTCAGCATGGCAAAAACCTATCATGGGCTAAGCCAATTTATCCATTTCATACAATTGATCAATAAAGGATTATCATCATGGTAGTACAAGTCGCGGTTACTGAAACATTCGACGAAGGGTTCGCTGGACTAAAGGCAGAGCCATTTTCCTCAAATCAGGTTGATACTGGCCTGGCTACTGGGGCCATTCCCCTGGGCGCTGCAGTAGTTGCGGGATCGGGCAGAGATGAGTTCTCTGCAGCGGTAGCCGATGGTGTTGTCAGCGGCGTAGCGGTCTACGACCTATCTCATGAGAAGAACGAAGACGGTACCTTTTCATATGCCGACGAAGATTCTTTCCCAGTCTTAACTGAGGGTCGAGTTTGGGCAGTAGCTAACGCCGCTATCGCTCGGGGCGCGATACTTGCCTTTGACCCAGCTACCGGCAAAGTGGGCGCGGTAGACGGCGGTGTCACTACGCTGGCTTTCGCAACGGCTCATTTTGCAGCTTCCGGCGATGGCGTCCTATTAGTAGTCGAATTGACATAGCATTAAGCTAAACGAAACAAAACATTAAGGGGAACGATATGAAGCAATACACACTAATTGACGCGGACGAAGGGTATTTTTTAGCGCAGGAACTTGAGCACATGAAGGCCAAGGAACTGGACGTCATTTACCCGGATTTAATGGGACGTCGTATTTTTCCAGTGGATGCCACCACTAATGAAGGCGCTGAAACAGTCGCATACCGTAGCTATGACGCGGCAGGTATGGCGAAGATTATCGCCAATGGCTCTGATGACCTGCCTTCCGTTACTGTAAAAAGTAAGAAGTCAGTCAAGCAATTGTATTCAATCGGTGATTCTTTCGAGTACACGCAGCAGGATATCCGATCAGCTCGCATGGGTGGAACTCCACTCGACGCTAAGTTGATGAGCGCAGCACGAAGAGCGGCGATGGTTGTTGAGGATGACCTTATCTTCAACGGTGATGCCCGCATCGGCTACACTGGAATCATCAACGATCCAAACATCACAACCTTGACGGCACCGGATAACGGCGGCGGCGAGAGCCAGTGGGTCGATAAAACACCAGACGAAATTGTCGCAGACATCTCACTGGCTGTCAGTGGAATCGTTAGCGGTAGCTTAGGCACCGAAGCACCGACCACTATGGGCGTGCCAACAGCACAATACGCGCAGATTGCACAAACCAGAATGGGCGACGGTAGCGATACCACAATCCTAAATTTCGTGTTGGCTTCAAACCCATACATTAAAGAGATTGTTCCAGTCTTCAAGATGGCGGATTCAATCGCAGCCGGTTCTTATGACGGAACCGATGCGGCTCTTTTCTTCGACCGTAACCCAGATAAGCTCTGGGTTGAGGTTCCTATGGACTTTCGCGCATACGCAGCTCAAGAGGATGGCCTTATGCTAAAGATCCCTTGCGAGCAGCGTACAGGTGGAATTATTATTGCTTATCCTCTTAGCGTTTTACGCTTAGATGGTATTTGATTGATGCGGGTTGTGTCTTGGCTTGCGGGGGCTGGGGCACAACCCATTTAACCTTTTTTGGAGACTAGTAAGATGTTGGTAATGAATCACAGAGCGAGGACTATCTGCCTGGGTAACTCTATTTACTTAATGCCGGGCACCAATGACGTACCTGATGTTAAGTGGTTAGGTGCTGCAGATGGCTACAAGCATAAGCGCGGCATCCTTGGCAGTATCGAGTGCGGCGATATCACTATCGTTCACGATGCTGTCAGAGAAGGCGAAGAGCCCACGGAAGTCAAGATTACGATTCGTTTGGTCCAGGAGACATACGACTCCCGGATACTTGAGGACTGGTTACCAGAAGCTAAGGGACGACTTAAGGGTGCGATCAAGGACCAAATAGCAAGAATGAAGGAAGACATATAAATGGGAATACCAACAGACCCATCAGCGGCTTATGTGGACCTTGTCAGTAATGCCAAGTATGCGAGCCGGACCAGCGATACTGCGGAATTTGACGCTTTAAAGGATTTGTATTTGATTTATCTGAATACGAACGCCAATTCCTTTCCAGCTAAAAAGCAGGTTCAAGGGTTGGCTTTGTTGGTCTGTCATCACTATGCGCTAGACTCCACTAAGCCACCTGATATCGGTATTGCAGGTGGGGATCTAACGAGGGGCGCAGTCACTTCCGAAAGTGTTGGCGAGGTATCTATCGGATACGGAGGCATGGCAGCAGCGGGTAGCATAGACGGCTGGAAGGCTTGGCTATCCCAAACTGTTTACGGTTCCGAGTTTATCTACCTTATGAAGACCTTTCGACCTAGCCCCTTGGTGCTGTGATGATATTTAATTCACTATTCACTGAAACCATAACCATGTTCTGGCGCGTAGGTGGAACCTATGTCGATGGTCGATTCGTCGAAGGCGCGCCCGAACAGAGCCAAGATATAACGGCGAGCGTGCAAAGGCTGGCCCCGAGAGATAGGGAACTATTACCCGAAGGCTTTCGAGCCAGTGACAGCATTAAAATATACACCCAGATTGATGTGGTGCGACTCATTCAGAATAATGAGAACCCCGCATTGACGGCGGCAGAGTTCGAGTATCAGGGTACCCGGTTTGTCATGTTAACAAGTGACAGGTGGGAATACCTTATCCCACATTGGAAGGTAACGGCGGTAGCTAAATGAGCAGCAAGAACAGCCTAAAAATCAAGGAAGACAGATCCCAGATGGCCATGCTTAGGGCTATCTTGGATACTGATATGGCTGTTAGGGTTGGCGTGCTATCCTCGCCCCAAGGTACCGATATGGGTTCTCCTTTGAAAGCTCAAGCGGCTAAGAAGGAGCGAGGCCCCAAGGGTCGAGGTATCGTCAATTCCAAGGATGCGGATATTGTTGACATTGCTATGATTCACGAGTTCGGATCACATAAGGCAAATATACCAGCGCGCTCCTTCCTGCGATCGACTGCAGAAGACCCGAAAACCATTATCAGGGTAGAGGCCCTTATCAAGCGGGCCTTTAAAAAGGATGAGAGTCTTTCTAAGATAATGGAAATAATCGGGGTCGGTTTGGTGTCACAGGTCAAGCGAACCTTTCGTCATAACGACTGGGATGCATTAAAAGACCCGACCCGAGGCGGCAAGAACAAGAAAGGCCAAGCTAGGCCCCTGATAGATACCGGGCAGCTTCGCGCATCCATTGGGTACGTGGTCGAGAAAGATAACCGGGGTGCGTCATGACTATAAGCAGAGCAGATATAGAAGCGGCTATCTTTCCCGCTGCAGTAATGGCAGGGACCAATGCCAATGTAATATTCTACTACCCGAACGCGCCAAGGCCACCATTGCCCTACACGTCATATAGATATTTCTCTATGTCACCGTCACAAAGCATCGCCCGGAGATTCAACAAAGAGACACAGCTAGTTGAATTTTTTGAATGCCGACAGGTGACTTACCAGATAGATTGCTTTAGTACCGACCCAACGCAGGCCCAAACCGAGGCGGCGAATATTGTGGTAGGCTGGATTAAGACTTTGGTCCGAGAAAAGCTACACGAGAACCAACCTATCTCAGTTTGGCGAACTACTGGCCCACAGGATACCACAACTTTAATAGATGGGGCCTTTGAGAGTAGGGCGACATTTGAGGTTGTTTTTAATATACTTGTGGAAGATGGGTCAACCACCGAAGATATAGGTTACTTTGACACAGTCGGGGATATACCCTGGACAAACATAACATAGAAGGGGTGCTTGAATGCCTACAATTAGCGAGATAGTAGACGTATCCATATCAGTTCAAAGCTCGGCTGTTGCAGAAGCGGGGTTTAACTCACTTATCCTGGTAGGTGACGGTGACGCCGGGGGCAACTCTGGGGTAAACTTTAACGCCCTATGGGCCAACCACGAAGTAAAACCATTTACTTCCTTCGAGGCATTGGCTGCAGATCCGGGTATAAAGCCTAATAGCAACATTATCAAGATGGCACAGGTTGCCTTTGCACAGGTTCCATCGGTTCCTACTGTCTATGTATCCCGGATTGATCGTGGTACACCTGCAGAGCAGGTCGGCACATTGACCTATCTCACCATACCATTTGAATCGGGCCAGTCTATCTCTGTAGATATAGATGGGGTCGCAATTGCAGCATCCCCTATAGACTTCATTACTGACCATGATACAACCATGGCTGCAATTGCTTCTGCCATAGCAGCAGAAGCCGGGGTTGCTACTGCAGTAGCTTCCGGGGAAGTAGGCTTTGAGGATGTTATCACTATCACGGGCGCGGCTGCAGGTGACAGTTTCCTAGTGACTTCAGAAGTCTTAACCGGCGCGGTTGTCGATGAGGCAGTATCTCAAGAAATCACAACCCCAGCAGTTAACTTTATATCGGCTACCGATATCACAGATATCCTGGCTAATAGTGATGCCTGGTTCGGCTACGCGCATGACTTCACAAATAACGCCGATGCGGAAACAGCAGCGGGCGCATTGGCAGCTACGAAGAAATATGGCGGATTTATTTACACGTCGATTTCAGCACCACCGAACTTGAACACCAACTTTTCTTTCCTTCAGTTTGTCACTAGCGCCGACCCACTCGGACAGTGGACACAGGTAGCCTGGCTCTCTGCGATGCTTGGCCGAACTGTAGGAAGCTACAACCCAGCCCATATGAGCCTGGAGCTTGTCGATATTGTATCCCTATCCAGCGCGCAAGAGACTACTTTGCGAGCCGACAATGCCAACCAGTATAGTAAGACGGCTGGCCTTGATTTGACTTACGATGGTAAGGCAGCAAACGGCGGTTTCATTGACACATTTATCAACGTGCTTTTCTTGGAAGCTCGGATACAGGAACGGGTATTCGGCTTGCTGGCAGCTAGCGACAAGGTACCATATGATGATGGCGGTATCTCCTCGGTTGCGGCTTCTGTATCTGCGGTGTTGCAGCTTGCAGAAGATCAAGGGATTCTCTTACCGATTCCTAAGTTTCAAATCACTATCCCATCGGCTGCCAGTATATCGCCGA